CTAGGGAACGCAAACCCAGGTGTTGTTCAGCCCGTTAGCCCAGGCCCCGGTCTTGGCGCCTGAGCTCGTGCAGGCCACGGGTGGATTCGCCGGTGGATCGCAATCGACGCAGTAACGCCGGGCCCCGTTCGTCACGCTGCCTGGCAGGTCGGCAAACTTCACGCCCAGGTCCTGACTGCCCTGGGTTTCGTTCAGCCACCACGACTTACCCGCGTTGGTGAGAGCGATACCGCTGGGCTGTATCACGTCATGCATAATGACGGGCGCCGATGGATTGCCGATCACGTTGAGCAGTTCAGCGGGGCTACCCCCGGAGAACAGGGTCCCGGCGACGATGAAGGGCGCGCCGCCGTTGATCGCGAGGTACGCGGCCCCTGAGCTGCCAAGAGTCAGTTGTCCGCCGTTGATAACGACCGGAGCGTATCCGCCGTTGGAGTAGACCGAAGCTAGCTGGTTGGCGGCCGTGTCCTCGATATCAAGTTCGGGACTGTCCACCACCGCTTGGGCTTGCATGAACGCAAGCGGGTAAATCGCATAGCCACGATCGCTAAAGTCAGGCATGACGTAGTGTCCCGAACCACTTGCCTGTTCGATGCAGGTATACTGTCCGTCGCACTGCAAGTGCTCGTAGAGATTGTTATTCGACTGGTTCATAAACAGGAAGCCGACGTTGGTTTTGGCGTAAGGAACGACGACGCACATAACCCGGCGGATCGTGTCCTGGTAGTCATTGTCGTGGAGGTGAATACAGGTCCGGCCCGCGCCGTTGATCATGATGTTCTCGATGGTCGAGTTCAGCATCCAGTTCGCATAGATGCCGTTGTCGCCAAGCTGCATGTTGCCGATGTAAAGCGGATTGAGATCGGCGCCGCCGTCTGAGGTTTCAATTGGAATGAAAGTATTGATAGATCCGATTTGGCCTTCCGTGGTTCCGATTGGCACTCCGCTCGAAGGCCAGTTGAACAAGGCGACAGTGTTGGAGTCATTGGTAAATTTCGCCGTGGGTGGCGTGAAGGCCGAAGTGTAACGCGCGATATTGGAGATTCGCAGCGAATCGTAGTAAGCCGGCGCCGTATTCTGGCTTCCTTGCATACCCGGGTAGATTCCAGGATTGTTGCTGGCGGTCATGAAACTGGAATAAGGCGGAATAGTCCAGTTGCCCGATGCGGCGACGGTCTTCAGCAGCGCGCCACCCAGGAACAGCCTCACGTTGGAGCCATCATAGGTGATGGCAATATGGACCGGCCCAATAGGTATTTGAGCCGCCGCTATCGTGGGAAACAGCCCGATGCTGGAACCGCCGATGTCAACTTGCGCAAATAGACACCTGATTGGACAGGAACCACTTGCCCCGCTGTTCTCGAATATCTCCAATGCATTGGTGCTGGATAACTTGGGCGCGCCAGTGTTATAGCTGAGTAGGTAGTAACCGTCCGTGTGCGACATCTGATCGAAGTAGAACTCGACGGTAAAATGCGACAGTCCATTAAGGGTGCTTTCGAGATTGCCGGGATTGCCAAGTTCCAGGGTGGCGTTGTTCGAGCTGAATCCGGCCCCCGGCCACATCTCAGGGCTTACCGCGTCAAGCGCCGAGCCGCTGCCGGAGGCAAGCTGAGTACCAATCATTGCGAGCGTCCAGGTCACGCCGCCATCGGTGACGGTGTTGCCCGGCGTGTTTGGCCACGGAGGATGGGGTCCGCTGCCGGAAGTGCCGCCCGTCGTCGCGACCTCGACGTTGCCGTTGGAGTCGAGAACTTCTTTGTATTGCGAGTAGCTATGCGAGGCCGTCCAGGGCGCCGTAACGCTCGACGCCAGCGGAGGCTTCCATCCCGTCTCGGCCCCCTGCGCGATGATCGTGGGGCCAAGGTAGTTCTGACAAATCGCCGTCTGCTGCCATCCTCCGCCGTTGAACTTGAGCGAGCAGTTGAGAAGGATGGGAGCGCTTGTCTTGTAACATAGTCCGCCGGGGGTCGCGGGCAGATAGACTTCCGGCTTGTGCGCCCCCGCCGCCGCGCAAGCCGCACTGACCGCCGCCTGTATCGCCGCGGTGTCGTCGGTCACTCCGTCACCCTTGGCAAGATAGGGCGGGGCCTTGACGCTGATCGCGCCATTTACGTGGCCGCTGATGTTCGCGCTCTCGTCGACGACCGTGAAGGGCGCGGTGGTGCCGTTGCCGACTTTGATGCCATTGCCGGGCACCATCAACTCGCGATATTGCGGGTCGCCCGGCAGATCGGCCTGCACGCTGGCGGCGGCGATAATGTTGTGGCCGTTGGCATTGAGGTCCTGCTCGAGCGCACCGCCGGCGCAGGCCCAGGCGCCGCGCGAGCCCATCGCCCACGCTCCGGCGCCGCCGGCGCGGCACGGAGTGGCCGCCTGGCAATCCTTGCACCAGAGGAGCAGCCCGTCCTGCTCGCCCGGCAGACTTGCGAAGGACAAGCCGACAATCCGCGGCGCGATCGACTGGGCCCCGGACAGGTGCTGGTTGATCGCCTGGCGGAAGTTGAAGCCGGCACCGATGCCGGTGAAGTTCGGAATCGGCTGGTACTGCGCCGCCGCCGCGCCGGCCGTCGCCGCCAATGCCAGGAGTGATCCGAGGAATATTTTCAGTAACGATTTATGCATGATGTGAGACCGTCAGAATCCGATTGCCAGCCAAGAGAACCCATTGCTTTGCTCGTCTCCGAGGCTCGCCCGCTGCAGCAGGACTCCTGGAACGTCGAGCACGAAAGTCGCGCCGGAAGCGCCGTAGCTGACCACCGAGGCGGCGGTGTTGCCCCCGACAGTGGAATAATAGACGTTAGTCGCCAGCGGTGGCAGCAGGATGGCGTTGGGAAACGGAATCGGCCAGGCCACCGTGAAGGTCATATCGTTGGCGATGCTCTGCTGGGCGAGAGCGTAGTATCCCCACTGGATAATCGCGATCATCGGGCCGCGGCTCACGTCGCTCAGCGGGATTTTCAGATAACCCGCGGCCTTGAGCGAGCCGGTGAAGTTGGCTACGAAGCTTTGCAGGGCGCCGATGTTCGCGATGTTGGTATTCTGCCGTCCGTACAGAAACGCCGTGCGGTTGGCGAGTTGCTGATGGGGCTCGTTGCTCACTCCGATACCGCTGAAGCTCGCGCCGGCGCCCGCACCCTCGACCGGGTCGGTTTGCTGAATCTCGTAAATCTCGTTGGCGGTAAATTCCGGACTGTCGATAAGCGTTGCCATCATTCACCTCAGAATATGCACCTCAGAGCGTGCACCTCGGAGCGTGCACCTCGGAACGCGCACCTTAGAACGTGAAGGTCCAGGTGCCCTGGTAATTCGCCGTGCCATTGAAAGCGAAGGCCGGCACCACCGCGTGCGCCAGCATCGGAGCCGGCGCCGCATGCAGCGCGACCAGCGTCCAGACCGCGGCGCCGTCGCTGGTGGTGGCGTTCAGCGCCGTCGCCCACGTGGGCGCCGTCGCGCCGCCGGCGCCCGCCGTCGTGCAGCGCTGGATATTGCCATTGGCGTCGACGATCAGATTGCCGGCGGTCCAGGCCGTCGAGGCGGCCCAGGCCAGATTCGCCGTGCCGATCGCGGCCGGCATCGCGGCCGCCGAGCCGTTGGCGAACAGGCCCACCTCCTGCACGGTCATCCCGAGCGCGCCGTAGTCGGCGGTCGCCGACAGCGCGTAGTTGAACTGCACGCTGCCCGAGCTGGGAAAGGTATACGCGCCCACCGCGTTGTAGTACTTGGGCGCCGCGCCCAGATCGGTATCGTTGACGGTGGGTGCGGTGGCGCCGGACCCGAACCCGACCGCCAGTGCGTATTGGCCGGCCGTGACCCCGGCCATCAGGTTGGCGAGCGCCGGCAGCCCGGCGTTGACGAACAGGTTGCGGCATTCCCATAGCAGCGCGCCGCGGCTGAAGATTCTGACTATTCCTTGTGGCCGTTTCACCATTGCTTCACCCGTTTGCCGAGATCGGCACTCCGTTGGCGACCACGCCCGAGTCGGCCACCGCCGGCTGGTTGGCGCCGTAACTTATCCCGATATGGTAGTAGTGCCGGTTGTATACCGGCGCGATCACGCGCCGCTCCGTCAGCGGCGCCAGCGGCGCGGTCAGCAGGTCACGTGGCGTGGGCGCGTTGTCGACCGCGCCGGTGAAGTCGCTCGGCGCCGGCGCCGCGTCACCGAGCGGCGCCGCCTCGAACACCAGCGCGTCGAGCCAGCTTCGCGCCGGCTTGAAGAAATTCACCGCGGCGATGATTCGCGCCGCGTCGTTCATCCCCACCGTCTGTCCGGCTGCCAGATTCACCACCACTCGAAATACCGCCCAGCCCTCAGCCGGCGGCCACGCGCTGCCACCCCAGCTCGTCTGGCCCTCCAGGAAGCTGACGCTGGTCCAGTTCAGCGAGGCCAGGGCCTGCCTTATCGAGTAGCAGGTGCCGTGCACGCGATGCAGTGGAATGGAGGTCTGCAGCAGCGCTCGCCATGAATCGAAGTCGGTCGGCCCGGCGCTGCCCGACGACGACAACAAGGTGTCCACGTCGGTCAGCGTGTCGACGTCGGTCAGCGCGTCGATGCTCTCGCCCGAGGTGCTCGCGGCGAGTTGCCACTGCGGATCGAGCATGTCGAATTGCCAGGCTAGAAAGATCAGCGCCGAGTCCGGAGCCGAGTCGAGCCGATACACCAGCAGCGGGGTAAGGTCGAGCGCGTCGAGCCGCTCGATCGTCGCCATCAGCGATTGCGAGCGCAGGTCGTTTATCGAAGGCGGTAACTGGAGCTGCGCCATTAGTTCACCGGCATTTCCGGCGCTGCCGCGCGGTCGCGGCCCAGGCGTCCGCCGCCGCTGCCGGGCTTCGCCGCCGCGCAATACATATGCGGCTCCGGTTCCGGCTCGGGAATCGGCTTGGCCGTGTCGAACCGCGCGATTAGCTCGTCGGCCTCGGCCGCGCTGCGCTTGTGGTCCGCGATGAGATGCGAGCGCACCGCGTCCGGCAAACACAACTCGCCCCGGCAGAGCGGGCAAAACTCCTTGGCCGGCGCGCCCATCACGAATGCTCCGTCGCGGTCGCCTGCGCCAGCGTGATCGCGGTGCAGTTGGCCCATTGTCCGGCAGTGAGCTGCGTATAGGACGGCTGCGTCAGCACGACCTGGTAGACGCCCGGCACCGAAAGCGCCGCCACGATTTCGCTCGGTACGATGTCGCGCTGGATGCGCGCGGCCAGGTTGAGCGCGAGGTCCTGCGCGGCGGCGTTGACCGCGGCCATGGTCGAAATCGGTTCGGCGTCGGCGAATAGCGTGACCGTGCCCGCGATCTGGTAGTCAACCTCGCTCACCGCGAGCGCGCTCACCGTGTCGGTGAGCGGACGCACGTCGTCGGCCCCGAGCGCCTGCTGCACCTTGGCCAGCAGCGCCGAATTCGCCACGCCCAGGCTGTTGGGCGAAGCGGCCGGCTGCGTCGCGATTGGTCCGGTCAGGATGTAGACCTGGACCGTGCCGGGCGCCGGCGACACCACGGCGACGTCGATGATCGAAGGATCGACGCCGAGGGCGAAGAAGCGGTACGCGCCCGCCGGGCCGGCCACACTGAACTGATTGGGCGCGGCCTGGATGCGGGTGCGCAGATGGTCGTCGGTCTCGGGCGCCGAGCCTCCGCCGGTCGTGATCGTGTTGGTCACCGAAGCGATCAGCACGTTGGGGTTGAGCAGCACGCTGACCTGACCCGGTAAATAGCCGTTGGCATTTGGGCCGGCTGCGGTGCAGGTCGCGGTGATGCTCGCGATCGTCGTGCTCGCGGGCACGATGAGATCGGCGCTGGTGGCAAAGACGAATTCCCCGTCGGCGGTGCCGGCCTGCGTGCCGGCCGGGATCGTATAGGGCAGCGTGAGCGCGTTTTGCAGCGTGAACTGCAGCGTCGTCACTGCGCCCTGCGCGCCGAGCCGGCTCACTCCGAGTAACTGTCCGAGGTAATCGATCATCGGAAAGACCGCGAAGGCCAGCAGATTCTGCTGCCCGGCGTACTGGATGGCATTGCGGACCAGCGACTCACGATAGGCGTACAGGTTGATCAGCAGGCGCTCGACCTGCGCCGGTTGCAGCGTGCGGCCGGCCGCGGCCTGGAAGGCCGCGACCATATCGGCCAGAATCAGGTTGGGATTAAGCCCATCGGCGTCATTGACGAACGTCGGCGGCGGCAGATTCGGTATTCCGGCTCCCATCTGGATTCCCTTCGCACTTGGCGCGTGTCCGCGCCCGTTATCCTGCCTGGCCCGCGCTCGCCAGCGTGACCGTCGTGTTCCGCGCCGGGCTCGGCGCGCCGCCCAGGTTGAGCTGCCACGCCACGGTGATTTCAACGTGCGCGCCCGGTTGCGTCGTGACGCCGGTCAGCGGCGTGGTCGTGACCGACAGCACCTTCACCCGCGGCTCCCACTGAGTAATCGACTGAGTAACCTCGCGGACCACGGCCGGTCCCGCCTGGTTAATCGGAGCGTCGATATATTTCCACAGGTCGGTGCCGAAAGTCGGGCGCAGTAGGTCCGTGCCTTTCGGCGTGGTCAGGATGATCGCGATACACTGGTCGACGTCGTCGACCCCTGTGACTACGCTGCCGATTCCCGACCCTGGCTGTCCTGAAGCATCGAGCCTCAGCGACCAGTCCGCCGACGTGATATCCGCAAGGGTGATTGCCCCGGCTGGCATTTATATCGTCACACCTTCCCGCCGTCCGAAGAGGACGCCAGGAGCGGCCACGGCACGAGGCTATGTACTGGTGAAACTATCATGACATCTGTTGCGTCGGCGGAGCCGTGTTCCCGCCTTGCGGGTCTGCGTGGGTATGCCCGTTGTAGGTATTGATGATCCCGTCCACCGAATCGTTGTGCCCGGCGGTGATCAGGTTGATTTCGCCCGCGGCATAAATGGTGATATTGCCGCTGGCGTCGATCGCAATGGACGCACCGCCGGCGCTGAGGTTCATCGTCGCTCCGTTCGGCAGGCTCACCGCGAGCGCGTGCGCGGCGCGGTCATATTCGACGCTGGCGCCGTCCTTGAATAAGACGTGGTACTTGTCAGCGCTCTGGACCGGCGGTTTGTCGGCGCTCGAGTATATTGCGCCCAGCACCGCGCCCGCCTCGTCGTGCTCATCCATCAGGCACACTACCTGCTCGCCGATATCAGGTACCCAATAGCTCTTGTCGTTCTGCGTCTTCGGAAAAAGAATCGGCAGCCAATACGACAGTAGCTGGTCGCGGTCCGGAAATACCACTCGCAGGCGGGCGCCCTGAAGGTCCTGCTGTTTCACCAGGCCTACGCGAAACATTTTTGCCGTCTCACTGTTGTGAAAAGCTTCTTCAACTGGAAATCCCGCACGACGCCGCGGCGGCGGCGCGCGTTACGACACCATTCTCAGGTCGGCCTCGGTTATATAGCCGGTAGCGCGCGACAGACGATGTTGCGCGCGTTCGATAATGTACGTTCCGTCCATCACGTTCCATCCCGACAGCGCCACGTTGTTGCCGGCCATCAGCAGGGTCGTCCCGGGCGCAAGCAGACGGCAGGTCACCAAAAGCCGGTTGGTCCCGTGCAATGCGGCGCTCGCGCGCTCCAGGGCTTGCTGTCCGTTCTCGCAGCGCGCGACGATCTTCAGCACGTCGCCGGGCGCCACCGCTGGATTCGCCTGCATGGTTTGCGTGTATAGCTGCTTGCTGTAGGGATCGAAGTAGGCCGCCTGCGCCTGTTTGTAGATCAGATGGGTCTTGGACACGAAGCTGAAACGCTCGACTTGGTGGCGGGAAAGCGTCAGTACCGCTGGCTGCGCTTCAAGATCGGCGCGCGCGTAAAAAACCAGTTGAGCGCCCCGCACCGTGAAATCGTAGTCGTGCTCGATCGCGATGCGACGGAGAAACGCGAGGTCGGTCTCCTGCTTTTGCGTGATACGCAAATAAGTCACGTCGAGCTGATTCGGCGCTCCGACCACGGTCATCCCGTGCCGCGCCGCTATCGTCGTTGCGATCTGTAGCAGGGTCTGGTCTTCGTATCCGCAACTGTTCCGGGTGCGCAGAGACGGCGTGATCCAGGTGGGCAGACAGCGTAAATAAAAGACGTCGGGTGGTCCCTGGAGCTCGAGGTCGTCGACCTGGAAGTCGCCGCACGGCAGCAGCAATTCGCCGCTGTAGCCGATCAGCAGGCTGACCACGTCGCCTTGCTGAGGGAACCATCCGCCTTGCCAGCGCCGCTCGCGATCCTCCAGCTCCACTTCAAGCCCGCCGGAGCGTCCGCCAAGCTCGTCGATATAGCTGATCGAAAGCACCATGTGCGATATGTCGGCGGTGATATTCACTCCCTGATAAGTAAGTATCCAGCCAGGCGATCTTACTGGATATGCGATCGCGGCGGTCATCGATTTAATGCCTGCGTTGTGCTTGGGGCCAAAGCGCACATGATTGAGACTCAATATCGTCTTTACGCGGGAGAGACTGTGGTGGTGACGGTCTTCCAGGGCGGCAGATCGCTGGTCAGCACGGTTTCCTGCTGGATGATAGGGATCGCCAGCGCGAGCCCTGCTTCGAAGACGGGCTCGATAGGCACTCCCGGGTTGGCCATGATGATTATGCTGTAGTTAGTGGGATCGCCGTAGTATTGCCACGCCAGCAGGTCCCATCGTTCGCCCGCGTAGGTGAGATGCTGGATAAACTGCGGCGCGCTCATTGCGGGGACCTCACGATAGCGGCGGCCGGTACGTCGGCGTACGAAAGATTTGGTCCTGCCGCACCGCCCGGCAGTGGGTTGTCGACCAGCGCCGAGACGCCGGGCTGCGTGAAAGTCGGCGCCGTGTAACCTATCGCGGGCGCGGCGGCCCCGAGCAACGGGGCGGGCGAACTATAGCTGATAGCCACTGGCGCGATTCCGAGGGGAGCCGAAGCCAACCGTGGCGGCGCGGCCGGGTCGAACTCGGAGCCGGCCGCCCATTCGCGAAGCTTCGTTTGGACCCGGATTGCGATTGGCGTGCCGTCGGCGCCGAGTTGCAGGTCGCTGGTCGCGACCGATTCCACCACGAAGAAGCCGCGAAAGACGCCGTTGCCAAGCACCAGCGCACGCGCCTGATGGTCCTCGCCGGCGATCAGCAAAGCCGCGAGTTGCGCCGCGGGGTCGGTGAACGACGCGTGGAAAAGCATCGCCAGGGTGATGTTTTCCAGTTCAGGGGCGAGCCATTGCAGGCGTGGAAGATTTTCGACCACGCGATGCTCGGCGTAGTCGAAGCGCCGGCTGGACTCGAAGATCTCGGGCGAGCCGATCACCTGGAATGAAATTTCACCGAGTAGTGCGAACATAACGGTTGCCTGGAAGAAATCCCTATTCCTGCCTGTTCGAGTATCGGGGTTGGAAATCTCTACGCTGCTGCCGAACCATCTCGCGCTGCAACACCTGGTGCAGCTCGCGGCCGTGGCGCTCGAGTATTTCCATCACCCGCCGCTTGAGCGCGGCGCTGTCGGCCGCTTCCTCCGAATGGATAGTCACATTGGGCGCATAGTTGATCACGATCGCGCCCTGCGTCATGCCCGCCGTCGAGAAAGGAGTCGCGATGCGCGCCGTATCGTTGGTCGAAATCGGCGGCGAGGCACAGGCGCCGGCAGGCGCGCTCGCCAGCATCAGCGGCGCGGCGAACGCGGCGGCCGCCGCGGCTCGCCTGACCGCGCGCAGCGTCGGCGCTGGCCGCGCCACGGCGACGGCGCGCTCAACGGCTCGCGCGTTATTCATGCCGCGCGTTTTGGCTGCGGTGGCGGTGAGCAGGTGCGGCGCGTTGGGGAGTGTTGCCGTGATACTAGGGATCGAATTGCCCACGTGAGCTGCCGCGTTCCTGATCTTGTCGGCCATCCATTTCATCAAGCGGGCAGTGGTTTTATGCGCCGACTCGGTCCAGGGCGAGAGCAGCCGTTTAGCGGCGTCCCAATGCCGATAGAGTTCGTATCCGGCAACGGCAAGCCGGACGATAGCGGTCAGTATGCCTCCGAGGACGAAGTATGAAGTGAGCCGGACTGCGGCGAGCATCGCGCCAAAGTCAGCCGCGCTGGCCAGCCAGCGGAGTGCAAAAACGGGGCTCAGCATCAGTCTAAAGCCCTCTTGAAGAGGCTCGATGACCGCGCTCTTTATGAATTTAACTGCAGAACCGAGCAACCACAGGGCACCCAAAGCGTACACTGCCCACTTCGTTGGAGCGGACACCGTTGTATTATTTTTCAGGAACTCTGCGATCTCGTTGATTATCCGGATCCCGCGTACAAGCGCTCGCTTGAGAACTAGTGCGAATGGAGCAGCGAGTTGTCGCAGCAGGCGCGCCGCGCTCTGTTTGACATTTGCTAGCGGATCCGTTTTTCCTTTCTCGCGGTGAACTGGGATTCCCTGGTGCGTTTGGCGATCTCGCGAGGGAGAAACGGCAAGAGAGCGATACACGCTCGAGAAAACGCCCAGGAGTGTTTTTAAATTGGGGAAGGAAGAGTCGCTTTTAGAAGACTTGGAAGAGTTATGACGGCGCCGAGTCCTTTCGGGTTTCGCTGGCTCATCGTCGATTGAGGAATCGGGGCTGTTTGAATTCGCGATGGCTGGAGCCGTTTGCTCGCTGGCAGCCACCATGCCCGACGCCATGCCGAGGCGAGGACCCAATGACAAGGCACCCTGCAGGCGCGGGCTCAGGAAAGGTATCTTTATCGCGTGCGTGATGTGGCCGAAGTTACTGGCTGCCTGCCAAATGGCACCAGCCCTAGCAAGCGCGCGCCGCATTCCGAAGGTATTCTCTGTTATGGCCATAAGGGAGTAATCTTCAAATTATGCAGATTCAAATAAGCTCCGAATGGATATATGCCATTATCGATGTGATAGGTCTGCTCTTTCTGGTGGGTCTCTTGGTGGGAGGCATTGTTATCATTCTGGACTTGCTAAAGTGGATGTTGCTTTGGGCCACAGGAGCTAAAGACTTAGAAGAGATCCACACACGGTTCGACCAATGGGTCGCTGCAATCCGCCAGCGTCAGATCGCGAGTGGAGCTCCCCCGACGCGCAGAGGCGCGTTTAAGCTCCTCGGTTGGCGGACGTGGAAACTTGCGGTGCATCCAGTCCGCTATTGGCGAGGTGAGTTTCTCTACCCGCCGAAGAAGAACGTCCGTGGCGCCGGCGACAGTAATCTGTGAGTATGCACCCATACAGTCGCGCGATGTGTGCCGAATAGCACGAATGTGAGCCAGCGCGCCGTACATCTCGAATGTAGTACCGGTCGACATCATAGAGTATGATTGTTCACACTTTGTTGCTGCGATGCTCGCTCATTGCCGCGTCGGCCGCGCGGTTGTAATCGGTAACCGCCGCGATCCAGAACTCGATCTCTTCGAACTCCATCGCCGCTAGCTCACCGACGCCGAAACCAAAGCGGACGAGTCCTGCGAGACCGCCGGCGCTGGGGAGTCCTGCGCCGGCTCGGGAAAATTTGCGCCCGTTACCTCCGCCTGCAGCACGAGCACGTCGCCCAGGTCCATCTCGACCACGTCCTCGTAGACGATCGGCGCGCCGTCGATCTGCGCCAGTTCGGCGATCAGAGCGAAGACCACCGCGGTCGGATCGGAATTGCCCGCCACCGCGCGCTGCGCGCGCATCAGGTCGCGTCCCTTGCCCCTGCGGATGACCGCAATTTTACCGGAGGGCAGGTTTACGCTGCGCGATCGCGACGCTCCCGTGGACTGCTCTGACGGTTGTGTTTCGGCCATGAGGGTCATCTCCGGCGAGCCGTACTTGAATGTTCACGAGCGCCACTCGTAAGCGGCGCGACAACAGAGGCTGATGGATGCGCTAGCCGCCGAGGTTGGCGCGAAAGTTGGCCAACTGGTCGACGCCATTGACCACGTAGATATTCGCCATCACGTCGAACAGGAAAATCTGCATACCGCCGATATACAGTTCAGAGTGATACACTGAGATTAGCGACGTGGTATCCACTCCTTCGTGGAGCTTGAAGTTCATCGCGCCGGCGTCTTTGAAGATCCCGGTCATCAGGTAGACCAGCGGCTGTTCCTGAGTGCGGCCCTGGCTGGTGTAGGTTTCGAGGTTGCTGCGCACCTGGAAGTAGTGCGCCTGGAACGGGCTGTTCAACGCCGTTTCGGCCTCGGGATAAATCGACGCCCACTTGATTTTGGCCTCGAGCTTGTCGACCCCGGCCCAGAACTCGGCCGAACCGGCCATACCAAGCCCTTTATGGTCGACCATCTTGTGCTTGGGTTTGGCGACCTCGATTTCCTCGGCGCGGCCCAGAAGCCCGATGCCGTCGAGGTAGACGTTGGCGTTGGTGATTCGATTTACGGCAAGGTTTGCCATTGCGATGAGCCTCGTCGGGCCCGGGCGCGCGCGGCGCCCGCGGCCCCGATTAGTGTGTCCTTAAGCGTTGAGCGTGACCGCGGTCAGCGCGCTGGTATTGCCGAGCCCGCTCAGCAGCGTGGAGTCGATGAAGACGTTGAAGGTCAGGCGCTCGGCGGGCGGCGGCGGCATCACGTCGATATCGAAGACCAATTGCCCGGCGGCGACCTGGCTGGACGGGTTTTCGGCGGGGTTGTAGCTGGCGGAGCCGGCCACCAGCGCACCGCGTCCGATGAGGCTGCGGATGAAGGCGTTGACGCTGGCCAGGATCGCCGAGATGAGCGCGTTGCTGATCGGCTGATCGATGAACTGGAGCATCGCGAGCTCCACCGATTCCTCGATTACGTCCATCGTGCGGCGCACGCTGATGAAGTTATTGGGCGTGGTATAGGTCGGGTAGGCGGCCGAGCGGTTGCCCCACACGCGCAGGCCCGTGCCGAAGGCATTGAAGACGGTCAGGATGCCCTGCGCGTTGAGGTTGTTGACGTCGCTTGCGGCGTCCAGCACCGAGGCATAGAGCGTGACGTCGGGGCCGAGCGGGCCTGCCATCTGAGTATTGGAGGGCGACCACCAATAGCCTTGCTGCAGGTCTTTGGCGGCCATCGTTCCGGCCACCCACTGCGAGTAGGGTCCTACCGCCGTGATATTGGCCGCGTTCTGCACCGGAGTGCCCGCCGAATTGAGCGTGACGCCGGCCGGCATGAGGCCCAGGTCGAAGAATCGTTCCTGCGGATAGCAGAGCACGGCGCGGTCCGAGCTCGTGTCGAACACGTTGCCCGCGACGCCGCGGTTGGCGATCGCGGTGGCCGGAGAGATCGACGGTGGCGAATCGATCAGCGCGACCGCGCGGATCGTCTGCGCCGTCGAAGTCAGCGCGCTGGCGGCCGCCGGATCCTGCGAGAAGCCCGGCGCGATCAGGATCTTCGGGAAAAAGCCCATCGTGCCATAGGTCGTGCGCAGCGCCTGGATTCCGGTGTACGTGGTGCCGGTGACCGAACCTACGACGTCGCTGTCCTGCACTTTGCCGGGGTCGGCGTAGCTGAAAGAGACGCTGAGGGCCTCGCCACTGGTGATGGCGCCTCCCGTCTTCTGCGTCACGATTCCATTTACCGCATCGAGCGTATAGTCAGTCCCGTTGATATAGGTAGTGGAACCACCGGAGTTTTTGACTATCACGTTCCAAACACCCATGTGCCCCAGATTGAGCACCTGCGGCCCCGACGCCGGCATCGCCAGCGTTTGGGCCGTGATGGCGGTGTAGTGGAGGTAGGGATTGAAGACGTTGACCACGATAACCTGGCCCGCGGCCTGGGCCTGGATGGCCGCGAGCGCGTAGGGAACCGTATAGCCCTGCATCAGTGGCCCGAAGGCGGCGGCCGAGCCGGCGATATTCGGATTGGCGGTGAAGTTCACCAGCGTGGGCGTCTGCAATAGGGTTCCGACGAAGGTGGTGACGAGTTTCCAGACCGCGGTGCCGTCGGTGGTGGTGCCGTTGAGCGTGGTCGCCCAGGTCGGCGCGGCGGCGCCGGTGGTGCCGGCGGTGGAGCACTGCTGGACGTTGCCGTTCGGGTCGGTAAGTTGCTGACCGGACGCCACCACCATGTTGGGTTGCCACAATGCGGGCGCGCCGACGGCCGCCCACAGCGGGGCGGAGCCGACCAGGCCGATCACCGCCGACTTGACGACCGTGATCGGGACCGGTCCGGTGGAAACTTCGATCGTTTCAATTCCATGTAGAAAACTGGCTGGCATCTTCTTTCACCTTCTTTTAATGCCTGCGGGAGTTTGCCGCTCCGTTGCGTCTAGTTGGTCGGCGTCGTCGGCGAGGAAGAACCGCCGGCGACCGCGGTAACGGTCTCGGAATAGCTATACGAGACATCGACCGTCGCCCCCGGCGCGATCGCGCCGCCCGCGGCCTGCGCGATGATGCCGTTGACCGCGTCCAGCGTGTAGTCAATGCCGGCGAGATAGGGATTGCCGCCGCCGCTGGGAGTCACCACGAGGTTGGCGACATTGCCCACTGGCAACTGGATCAGATTCTGCGCGTTGAATGTGTACGCGGCCAGCGTGGCGGCTTTGACCGTCTGTCCGCCTTCCTCCAGTGCGGTGCCCTTGATGAAGAGCGGGAAGTTGTCCTGCGTCGAGGCCTCCAGCGCCATCGTCTCGAGCGCGTAGAGCGCCGACCAGGTCCATACGCCGCCCTGCGGATCGCGGCCCAGGAACTGTTCCCGCAACGGGAACATCTTGCGGCATCCGGGAAGCCGAAAGCCGGTCAGCGCGGCGCGGATGGCTTCGAGCAGTGCGTAGGCGCCGGGGTTGGGCCCCGACGGATCGCCGCCGAAACTCCATCCGAGGTCGCGCACCAGCAGGGTGACTTCGAATTCGAGCCGTCGCGCCTGCACGATCGCCGCGGTATCGATCAACGCTCCGTAGGTCGCGCCGCGCCAGGCCACCAGGGCGGCGCCGATGCGATGGGTGAGGCGGTAGGCGGCCGGCTTGTCGGGGAATTGCGCGATCTCGATCGCGTTTATCTGCGCGCGCAACTGCGCCGCGATCGCCGACTCGATGGTTGCGATATCGAGCGGCGTGGGCGGCGCGAATATCTGTCCCGCCCAGGCGCTGTCCAACGTCACGCCCATGGTCAGAATCCCTTCAAGCTGCCGCGGCTGAAAACGCGTTGTGGCAGCGCGCCCGAACGATCGCCGCCGGCCTCGGTGACCACCGCGCCCGCGGCCTCGGTGGGTTCCTGGTTATCGGTCGCAAGGCCCAGCGTGACGGTGCCGTCGGCGACGCGGACCAGCAGCGCCAGCGCGTCCTCGTAACGCCGCCGCGCCTCGGCCAGATCATGCAGCGGGCGCAGCGCCTGCAACCGGTACATCGCGATGTCGCAGGCCAGGCGCGCGAGCACGGCGGGCGGATCGGTGAGGGGCAGAGTAAAGCGGCTTTCCAGGTAACCGTCGATCTCGGCCGAGGCGTCGGCCAGCGCCAGTTGCAGGACCGTTTGATCGACCACGGTCTGGGTCGGATCTTCGTTGGTCAACTGCACCAGGTCGCGGTTGGGGTAGCGTGCGATCATGTCCGAGGGCTCTGCGTAAACCATGGCCGATTCTTCCTTGTCGCTGGCCCTCGCTCGCGAGCGGGCGGGGCGGGCGGCCCGGAACGGAGCCTTGCGGCTTCCGTCCCGGGCTCGCAGGGGGAGGAGAGGGCTAGGCGAGGTACTCGCTGACGATCAGGTCGGCGCTGTTGCGCCAGATGTTGGTGGTGGGCACGGAGGAACTGGTGCCGGCGCCGGCCATGAACTCCGAGTTGAGCAACTGGCGGCCGACTTCCTCGAGCGACGGCGGCACCAGCAGGCACACGCCCTTGCGGCTGGAGAGCGCGCCGAACGGCATTCCGCCGTCGGTCTTGACCGAACGCATCGCCGCGCGCGCCGCGCCGTAGTTGGCCGGATTGCTGAGGTCCATGTTGCTCGCGTAGCAGAGCTGCCACAGTCCGACGCCGGTGTTGGCGCGGCCGTCGACGCCGTAGCGAAATTCGCGCCGGTTGAAGACCGCCTCGTCAGTCAGCGTGTTCATCCGGGTGACCGCGTACTCGCGCCGCAGTTGGAAGATGAAGGGCCGGATCGGACGCGAGGCGTCGACCAGGAACCAGTAGGCGCCGCTGCCGCTGGAGTTGACATTTGCGACTTCCGCCTGACCGCTGCCCATCGGGCCCACCGGATGAGTGGCCGAGAAGAAGGGCTGGCCGTCGTAGCCGAGCACGCTCGAGGGCGTGTTTACGGCCGCCTTGATGGTCGTGAAGAGCAGCATGTCGGGATGGACCTTGGTGTCCCAGCCGAGCTGTTCGATGACCGGCTCGTAGACGCCGTAAGTGTCGTCCTCGACATCGTTGCGGTCGATGCCCACGGTGTCCTCGAAGTTCTTGTTGACGATCGTGTAGGCGTGAGCCTCGAGCGCCTGGACCACGCGGCTGCCAAGCCACTCGCGAAACTTGGTGGTGCGGCCCAGCCATGGGTAGGTCGTCTGCCGCGAGCCCGAGCGCACGATCGAGGCGATCTGCTCGTAGTAGCTCGGCGGGGTTTCGAACCCGCGCTGGAAGATGACGTCGAAGCCGGTGAACAGTGCGGTGAGATTTGCTGCGCTGATTTCCATCGTTGCTACCGTGTGGGCCCGCGGCGCGGCCGCGAGCGGCTGGGGGGTTGGGCGGTTGTCCTAGACGGCGAGGGCCGACTGATGCCAGAAGTCGACCCAGACTTGGCCGCTGGAGTCGAGGTTGATGATGGTGCCGGCCACGCTGCGCGTGCCCGAGCCGTCGCTCAGCGACACCGAGTTGTCGTCGACCGCGAAGCAGAGCATCCCTACCTGGGGCTGCGCGATCGACGCGTCGTTGACTGCGTAAAGGAATACCCCGCGCGCGCAAGTCACCGATATTGCGCCCGCCGCGCCAGCCGCCTGATTGGTCCCCGGGATCTTCGCCGACGACGTGTTGACCGCGTCCTGTCCCGGCATTCCCTGGTACAGCCGCTCGGCGCGGCCGACGATCCGCAGTCCCGCGGTCGAAGCGGCGGGCACCGCGTTGCCGTTGGCGTTGAGCGCCACCATCGAGCCCAGGTAAACGGTGGTGTTGGCCTCGACCGGGTAATTCTGCATCCGCCCGAAGTCGGACATCTCGGGCGTGTTGCGTGAGCTGGTTAGAGCCGCCATTTCGTCACCTCTTTGAATCCTGCCTTTGCCTGTCCGGCCGCGGCGCGCGCGTCCGGTCTATTCGTTGCCGCGGTTGAGCCGCAGAAAATCGCCCCGGCCGGAACGCTTGCGCCCCAGGTAGTCCTCGGGGCTCAACCCGAGCTGCGCGCAGATCGCGGTCTCGGTGGCCGTCAGCGCGGCGGTCGCGGCGCGGGCCGGCGATGGAGTGAAGGTCGCGGCCGCGCTCTCGAAGCCGGCCGCGAACGCGATGGGCTGGCGCGCAGCGAAGGCGGTGAAACCCTTGAAGTCCGCCTGGCAGTAAGAGATTGCCCACTGGCGCTGCGCCGGAATCAGCTTGCCCGCTTTGATCGCGTCGTCGACCGCGCGCTCGGCGCGCTCGTTGGCACGCTCGGCGCGCATCTGATTCAGCTCCCCGAGCACGCGCTGGAACTGCGCGACCGCCACGTAGCGCGCCGGGTCGGCGCCGGCCCGCATCGCATCGGCGGCGCCGTCGTCGTCGTCCGCGCAATCATCGGCTTGCGCGACGTCGCGCCCGCCGTCTGCTTCGTCGTCGTTGTCGCGGACGCCTTCGCAGAGCGCGCGCACCGCGGCGAGCACCTCGTCGGGCGAGGCGTCGTCGTCGAGCCCCAGCATTTCGCACAACTGTTGCAGCAGCGTGTCCATCGTGTTGCTCCCTTCGGGACGCGGCGCGGCCACTGCGGCCGCACGCGCCGAAATCGCGGTCAGATAGAGATTCGGATTGTTGGTGAGTCCCGCGCGCAGCAGCCGCGTCACCGCGCCGTCCGGCGAGTACTGAAAGACCGGCGAGATGTAGCGGTACTCGCGCGAGGTTATCGCCTTCGCGCCATGCGGGGTCCAGTCCACGCGGCCCCACAGCGCGCCGTCGCGCGCTTCGAGCTTCCGGATCCATCCCGCCGCGGGCGCGGGACGTCCCTTGGGCGCGGCGAAATCGGTCGCGTGATCGTAATCGATCGGTACGCCGGCGGTCAGGCCGAGCGCCTCGGTCGCCGCGATTACGCGCGCCGCGTTGGCCAGCCGAAACGGACCGCGGCCGTCGCGCCCGCTGAACTCGCCCGCCGGGATTAGCATTACCCACTGGGGCGGCGCGCTGGGGGAAAGGTCGGCGTCCTCGATCGCGGTGCCATGAACCGCCAGCGGGCCGTCCCGTTCGATCTGTTCTGCGGCTTTGAAGTGCGTCACGTCCAT